GTCGTTGTGAACAGTTGGGCCCTTTACGGTGGTGCCTTACCGAATCGCAATCAGCTCTCAGAGCTGACACCATCCTTCAGATCACGAGAATCATTAAAGGTTGGCAACGCCTTGAGTTTCTTATCTTTGTAAGTGACAACCTTCTTCACATGTTGACGCCCTCCCGAAGGTGGGTTGGGCAAAGTATAACCATTCATCTTTGTGAGAGTCCATTCACGACGCCCAGCCGTTGCCCCTAGAGACAATGAAACTGGGTTGAATGTGATCACACATGGGTTAAGTTTGCTAACTAAGCGTCCAACATTGAAAAAGGCCGTAAGAATCATCTTGATAGTTGAAGGCAAAGTGGGTCTGAGGATAACCTCTTCCTCCAGAAATGCCTCAACATCACCGGTGTCAGATTCGTACGTCACTGAATAACTGTCAAAGAATTCATCGACAATCTCCGTCATGTACAACACAAACTGGTATGACCCAGGTTGGAAGAACTTGATGGTCTTTGCCCAAAGATCAGTGGCAGGATTCGCCTTACCGATCACACCCTCTTCAAGCATATTGCCCACAGCAGTGGACGTTCTACCATGAAGCGGGTAATTGTAATCGTAACTGTCCGAATTCAGGACCCTAAAACTTTGAACATCGATCAGAATTGAATTCAATTGAGGTGTTTGTAACTGTATGGTGTAATCCACCCAAAGCTCTCCGAGGATCTCCCCATCAGCTAATGCATCAGAGATAACCACGAAGAGACGCAGTACGTCGTACATTTTGATGTCCAAATTGTTAGTAAGGTCAGCAGAACGTACAAAGAATTGCTTCTGCTTGTGCAAATTAGAGCTAGTGCACGACATGGTCATCCCAGACCAAAGATTCCCCCGAATTGAGTCTTGAAAAGACATCAATTCAGTCTTCGACTTTGTGGAATTGTCGTCAGCAGCATCATAATCTGGACAGATAGCAACGGCCCCATTCGTGTTTGTAGACAAAGTGGGAACAAAAATGTACTGGAGTTTGGTGAATACATACGTTTCAAAAGAATTTGCAAGTGTTGATAACCATGGGAATGCAACAGGTAATCCTGGATTGACTTCAAACTCAAGAGTTTGGGTGCCAGTTCCATTAGAATTGATATCCGTCACGTACTCACGATGTGATACTGACAGATTCCTCAATGGATTCCTCGTTCGCATTGTAGACCCAAATGCGGTTGGTGCTGGATAAACGGACATTTGTTTGTTCCGTTTTCCGTTGCGATTGCGTCGGGGGCCCAGACGCGAGCGATTGCCCCTTGGCTTTTGGCCGGACTTTGATTTTTGTCTTTGTTTGTTGTTTTTGCTCATGATTTAAATCAGAACAAACGATCGATAGAATAGTGTGTTGGTAGTCTATGGTCGTGTAGCAGGCAATGGTGGAGTCGAACCACAACAGAGGTCAGCGAAATTCGCCCTCCACCTAGGAGTACATTACCTACTCGGAGACGTCTCTCCATGCAAGTCACCCATTATTCAGCGGCGTCCCGCCCGGGGAATGAGCACCCCGCGCATGCAAGTTATTGAGTAGACAATAAGAGTCCAAGGTCAACATCGTAAAGTGTCTGTAACACAGGTGACACCAACATATACGGTAGATCCTTGACTGCACGTTCGAGCTCAATTCGAAACGCATTCTCATCCTCAATAGTTAACCCATACACTTCATAAAAACAATCCCAAGTGGCCTCGGTCACAACATATTTGACAGTGCCACGCAACCGATGCTTGATATCAGCATCGATAATTGGGATTATTCCATACTTGGTGCAGTGTTTCAAGCATACATC